AGTACGCATACATGAAGCAGCTTATTGTGAACGGCGGGGGCAAGTTCCACGTCATTCGCATCGGAGCTGGAAACGAGGAAGCCCTGAACGTCAAGCGGGACATGTACCTTGCTGACGACTGGCACGACGCCACCGAAGCGGAGTACAATGAGTACAACGCCGCGGAGGAGGCCGGTGAAGCCGGGGAAACCTCCGAGGAGTAAAAACCAAACCACAGAAAAAGCCCTCTTACATTGAGGGCTTTTTTGTGATAAAATGTAAGCATGAACACATGGGAAGCGCACAACCAAAAAAGAGCATCAGCACCTATGGCATACTGTCCCCGGTGCAAGGTCGTCTGCTACTACCAGCCGGGTGATAAACATTATCATGGCTGCGACGAAATACTGCTAACTTTGGAGGAAAAAGCGCAACTTGAAAAGCAACAAAAAGTATGAAATTGGCAATCGTCATCATGGCGCACCCAAAGCGCAAGGAGTGGGCAGAGGAGCTGGCCGCAAAGCTGGACGCTCCCATTGTCTACGATCAAAAAAATAACGTGTGGGACACATGCCGCCGGGCTTGGCTTTCGCAGCTTGAGAGCGGCGCCGAATACGTCCTTGTTTTGCAGGATGACACGATCATCGGGGACAACTTCCGGGAGCGTGCCGCGGAGCTGATTGAGCGCCACGAAAAAGCCGGCGACTTCATATACTCGTTTTATGCCGGCGAGATGCTGGCCACCCGGATTGACGCCGCGATCCGCAAAGGCAACGACCACATCATTGCCGGCGCCATTTTCAACGAGGTCGCGCTTTGCATGAAGCGGGAGCACATCACCCGCATGGTCAAGTGGTCGGACGAGCGCAACGCGCAGACTGACCAAGAAATCGGCCGCTGGGCGCGTTTGGCTCGGCTCACCATTCTCTACCCGATACCGAGCATCGTTGACCACCGCACCGGCGAAAGCCTTTACCGAAAACACTATAACAAACCGCTCCCGGACAAGGAGCGCAAAGCCTATATTTACAAACCAACCGTATGAAAACTGCGTTTATTATCAGGATGCACTACAAAAAGAGTGATCCAAAATGGCCTTGGCGGTTCGCCTATTTTCAGTCAATGGTGCTGCCGAAGCTGCTGGCTCAAACCGACCAAGATTTTGATATTTGCATGAGGGTCAGCGACCACCACGCCGAGCAGGTGCAGGCGCTCTCAAACAAGATCAAGATTTTCACCGTCAAGAAGCAGCACAAGCACTACGTCAAGCCCGGCTACGTCTACAAGCGCCGCAAATACTTCGTGGACTTCGTTGACTTCCACATGATTGACGGCCTTGAAAAGTACGACATCCAAATTGGCATTGACACCGACGACATGATCCTCCGGGATGACTTCGTTGCCCGCGTCCGGCAGGAGTGCATGAGGAAGCCGGAGAAGTCGCTGCACATCGGCTTTCAGCCCCACATTTTCCAGCCCTCAACCCTGCGCATGTTCAAGTGCCCGGTTGAGTACAACGACGGCCGCGGCTCCCCTGTTTTCGTTCTTTACCAGCCGCTAGACAATCCGGTCTACGCCAAAAAGTACATTTTCGCATACGAGGACAGCCACCTGAAACTTCCCCGCTACATGGACAGGAAAGTCCGCATTGAGGAGGATTTTTGCTGCTACTCGGTGCATGACAATAACGCATCCACGGGACTGCCAAAGTACCCGGAGCAAATAATGATATGAGGACATTAAAGTTTTACAGATACCCACACCCCAACAACGTCGGTGACACGCTCACCCCGTACATTCTCGCGCACTTCATCAAGGACGTTGATTTTGTGCAGGTGAAGGAACAGGAAGCCGGCAAGCTGATCGCCGTTGGCAGCATCATGCGGGTCATCAAGCCCGGTGATACCATTTTGGGGTCAGGCGTCATGCGGGAAACTGACGAGTTCCCACAGGCCAAGGACTGCCGCTTTTTGGCCGTCCGCGGCAAGCTGTCCCGCGAGATACTGATGCGCGACGGCGCCAAGGTTCCTGCCGTCTATGGCGACCCGGCAATTCTGCTGCCCCTCATGTACAAGCCGGAGGTCAAAAAGACGCACAAGGTCGGCATCATCCCCCATTTCGTTGATAAGCGAGAGGTGACGAGAGAGAAGGCTTTGGAGCTTGCCGGCACGGATGACTACAAGCTGATAGACATTTTCCTGCCATGGGAGCAATTTGTTGACGAGGTGCTAACCTGCGAGCGCGTCGTCTCAAGCTCACTGCACGGCATAGTCATTGCCGAGACTTATGGCATACCGGCCGCTTGGACGGTCTTGAGCAGCAGGGTGATCGGTGACGGCTTCAAGTTCAGGGACTACCTGACGGGAACAGGTCGGAAGCCTCAAGCACCGGGTGCGTTTCCGGCTATACCGGAAGCTACCTTGAAAAAGCTGCAAGACGGCCTCATCGCCGCGCTGCAAAAGGTATGACGTATGTTTGGAGGAGTGGCACAATACTGCCGCGGCAAACGGTGCTATGACAAAAAGGGGGCAGTCACCGCGGCAAATGGCAGGTGGAAGCAAGGGCATGTTCACCTGCGCATCTATTCCTGCGAGTGGTGCGGCTGCTGGCACCTGACCAAGCAGTTGCGCAACGGTGAATACATCAACAAGAGACGCGGGAAAGGGCGCAAGGCAGACACTGACATGCTCACGGGCTGGTAAGTGTTGGCCGGCGCTCGTTTTTTGTGGTAAAATGTAAGTATGAAAAAAGCAGTCGCTAAAACTAAAGCAGGCAAGGAGCAGGCAACGCTCTCCGAAAAGCGCCGAAAGGCGGGGGAGCGCACGCAGTTCAAGCCGGGACAATCGGGAAACCCTGCCGGAAGGCCTAAGGGTCTGCTTGATTTTAAGACGCGCTTGGGTTTTGCGATAACGAGATACGCCGAGGAGTTTGCAGCACAGCACAACACGAAGCACCCAAAGAAGCAGATAACCCCGGACGACGTGGACATCATGGGCGACATTTTCGTCCAGCTCATCAACAAAGCCCGCAATGGCGACCTCAAGGCGATTGACAGTTTGCTTGATCGCACCTATGGCAAGGCTACGCAGCCGGTTGAGCTTGGAGGCATCCAAGGCAACCCGTTGGCCGAGGCGCAGCGCAAGCAGGCCATGGCAGAGGTTGAAGCGTGGGAGCGCCAATGGGAAACCTTGGGCGTTAAGAGCGGAAACAAAAAACATGGCAGTGATACCGTTGACAAAGGAGCAAAGGCTGCGGGTAGAAAATAGCCGTGACCTTCAAATCGCGTTAGCCACGCGCTCGTTTTTCCATTTCTTGAGCCATTACCTGCGCCACCGTTTTGAGCTGCCGCCGGCCGTGTTCCACAAGGACATGATTGACGCACTGGACAGCATTGACGACGTGAACAAGTACATTGCGATCATGGGCTTCCGAGGTTCGGCCAAGTCCACGATCCTTGAAGCGTTTGCGTTGTGGTCTGCCATTAACGGCAAGCACAATTTCATCATCTACATCGGGGCAACCATTGACGACGCGAAGCTGTCGCTTGCGAACATCCGGGACGAGATTGAGCAGAACGAGGAGCTGCGTGCCGACTTCGGCATTATGCTCAAGGACGAGAAAGGCCACGACTTCCGCGAGAAGTGGAGCGAGGCGCAAATCACTATCGGCAACTGCACAATCCTGACCCGTTCCCGCGGCCAAAAGGTTCGCGGTATGAAATACAAGAAAGCCCGCATTGACCTCATCATCGGCGACGACCTTGAGGACGTGAAGGACGCGGAGACTGCCGAGAAGCGAAAGAAAACCCGCCAGTGGTTCTTTACCGAGGTGCTGCCGGCCACCAAGCAGGGCGTGCAGGCCGACAACGTGAAGGTCGTGCTGCTCGGCAACCTCGTGCATCGTGACTGTCTCATCGTCCACCTGATGAAGGGCGACATCGTGAAGGTCTTGAAGTTCCCGCTGATTGACGATGAGGGAAACATCACTTGGCCGGGTCTGTACCCGAACATGGAGGCCGTTGAAAAGGAAAAAGAAAAAGTCCTCTTGGCCGGTGAAGGCATGGGGCACGTTATTTGGGCGAGGGAATACCTGCTCAAGGACGCTGACGTTGAGGATATGATCATCACAAAAGACGACATCCAATACTACCCTGACGAGTGGCTGCAACGCGCGGTCGTGAACGCCGGCGTCGGCGTTGACTTCGCTATTTCCAAGAAGCAGACGGCCGACTATACGGCCATGGTCAAGGGCTTTGAGGTCAAGAACGACGAGGGCGAGCGCCGCCTGCTCATCTTGCCCAACCCGCTTGAAGCGCGGCTCAACTTCCAAGAGACGATACAGGAGGCGGTCAACATGAACGAGATGATGCCGCGGGGCACCAAGTTCTACCCCGAAAAGGTTGCCTACCAAGAAGCGGCCATTGAAATCATGGAAAAGAACGGTCTGACGGTCGTGAGGATGCCGGCAGTGACCGACAAGCGCAGCCGGGCAATCGCAGCCTGCTTTTACATCAAGAGCGGCCGCGTGCTTTTCCCCCGTACCGGGGCAGAAAAGTTGATTGACAACCTCTTGGGCTTCGGAATTGAGGAGCATGACGACCTCACTGACGCAGCCAGCAACCTGATTTTGGGCATGGTCAAGAGGTCTGGCGGCATAATTCTTGGTTGATAATTAAAAAAGTGATATAATAAAAGCAATATGAAAAGATTTTTTTCCCACTTGTTCAAACAGGTGAAACAAAAAGCGGTGACATTCTTTTCAACCCCTTTGCGTTTCAATGGGCTTGAGGACTTTTTTGACGCTCAAAACCTCGGCTCGTTCCGCGAAAGCCTGTACTTGTTCATCGGCGTCTCAATGATCCGCGAGACTGTCAGCTCCGTGCCTCTTGAGCTTTACCGCGTCAAGAACAAGCAGGGCGACAACGAGGAGATTTTTGATGACCCGTGGCTTGACCTGTTGAGCCGCCCGAACGACAGGCAGACACAAAAGGAGTTTTGGAAGCTCGCCGTTGCCTACTACCTGCTTGCAGGTGAGGCTTTTTGGTACTTGGAGCGCGGTGAGAACACCGGCATCCCTACCGCCATGGCAAACATGCGGCCGGACTTCGTTGAGATCATCCTTTCGCAGGACAAGAGCAAGGTGGTCGGGTATAAGTTTTGCCAGTCAAACGGTCAGACGATTGACCTGCCGGCCGATAACGTCCTGCACATCAAGAACATTGACCCAATCAACCCGATCCGCGGCGTTGGCGTCGTTCGCCCTGCCACGCAGCGCATCGTGACGGAACGAGAGGCCAGCAAATACCAAGCGCTGACCTTCAAGAGCCAAGGACGCCCGGACATCGCCGTTTTTCTTGACGAGGACTTGGACGATGAAGGAGCGGCCGACGCTCGCGCACGCTGGGAGAAAATCTACGGCGGCGCCGAAGGCAGCAAGGCTGGGTTCTTTGGCAATAAGGTCAAGGACTTGAAGCTCTTGAACGTGTCGCCGAAGGAAATGGACTTTACCCTCTCCCTCAACTTCCTCCGGGATGACATCCTTGCCGCTTTGCGCATCCCGAAGCAGATGATTGACACTGACGTGAATTACAACAACAGCCGCGTTGCATACGCGGTCTATGTGCGTCAGGCTTGCGAGCCGGTCTTGGACACTTTCCTTGACGTGATCAACAACAAGCTGCTCTTTGACACTGACCTATTCTTTGAATACGAAAGCGAGGTTGGCGAGGATCGTGAATTGCTGCTCAAGGAGGCAACAGAATTGAAGCGTGCCGGCATCATCACCGTGAACGAGAGCCGCGACATTATGGGCTACCCTGCCGTTGAGGACGGAAACAACCGCGAGCTTTCACAAAGCCCTATCCAGTTGTCACTCAAAAAGAACAAGCACCTGCACCGCAAGGCAATGCAGCAGCTCAAGAAGCGCCCGAACATGTACCGCAAGTTTGTGGCTGTTGATGCCCTTGCCCGTCTTATCAACGCCGAGAAGGCCATGAAGGGAGTGCAGCGCGGCAAAAACTCCGTATTCAACACCCCAATCCTCAAGGAGGCATACATCAAGGCTTTCAACGAGAACATTGACCAAAAGGCCGAGCTGTTCCGGGAAACCGTTGAGGTCTACAACCAAGGCTTGCACGGCCGCATCATGGAACAGTTGGAGAAGGTCGGCATCACGACCGACAGCTTCATGGACACGCCGAGTGAATTGCGCACGGCTGTTGGCATTTTCACCCCGTTGATGAAGTCAATCTTTGAGCGTGCCGGCAAGGAGACAATGGACGCGATCGCCAACGGTTTCAACACCAAGGCGAGCGAGCAGTTTTTCACAGCGGACGACATCATCCGCTTGCTTGAGCTTCGCGCCGAGTTCTTTGTCACCTCAATGCTGGACACTGACTTTGACCAGCTCAAGGCTATCATCACAGCCGGCATGAGCGAGGGCTTGGGCGTCGCTGAAATCGGCCGCAAGCTCCGCACCTATTTTGATGACATGAGCGTTGCCCGCGCCAAGACTATTGCCCGCACTGAAACCGGGCGCCTCGTCTCGCAGGCTACCGCGGAGGCTTACAAGCAAAGCGCAGTCGTGACAGGTAAGGAGTGGCTGACCGCCGGCGACAGCAAGGTGCGTCCTGATCATCAACTTAACAACGGGGTAATCGTTGCGCCTGACGGGGTTTTCCCCAACGGTGAGCAGTACCCCGGCCAATTATCAATCAACTGCCGTTGTGCCCTAGCTCCGGCGGTGTAAAATGTGATATAATAAAAATATGCTAAAGCAACTTGCCCAAAAACTAATTGAAGCACGCAGGCTTGAAAAGAGCCTTGTGCAATCTTTCATTGAGAAAGAAATCATCGGCAAGCGTTTTGAGCTGTCGTTTTCAGGCAAGGCGCTTACGATAAACGCGGACGATCACACGGCCGAGTTTGTCATGTCCACCAACAGCATTGACCGTCACGGTGACGTGATTGATCAAGACAGTTGGATTTTTGAATACTTTGACCAAAACCCCGCTTTCTTTTGGCAGCATGAAAGCGACAACTTCCCCCTCGGTTCGTGGGTGGAGCGTCGCCTAGAGGCTGACCCGGAAAACCCCGGTGCGAAGCGTCTGGTCGGAAAAGCCCGCTTTGACACCGACATTGAGCCGCTTGCGGAGAGAGCATGGAAACACGTTGAACGTGGAAACCTCCGCATGGTGTCCGTCGGCTTCATCCCTCACCGGATTGAGTACGACGAGACGCGTGACGCCTTCATCCTCTACGACTGCGAATTGCTTGAGTGCTCGCTGGTTGGCATCGGTTCCAACCGTCAGGCTCTCATCAAGGAGCAGCCCGAAAAGGAGGAGGAAACAACTGCACGGGATGCAGCGATCGGAGCCAAGCAGGCGCTTGAGACGCAACTGCGCGACAACCGCGTCATTGCCCACCTCAAGGCACGCGAGGACTTAAACCGCGCAATCCGTCGCATGAAATCAAATCATTAAAAACTAAGTCGTAAAGTCTGCGATAACACTTGACCCCTGAAAATGGGCGCAGCCATTATTAACTAATCTTTTTCTAACACTATGAAAAAGAAGTTCCGCATCGTCGCTGGACGCAAGTTCTATTGCGACGAAAAGGGTGTCCTTGAAAAGGACGCCGAGGGCAACTTTAAGGAAGTGCCGGAAACCGACACCGAGGCCGAGGAAGCCAAGGTTGAGGACGAGGCAACTGCCGAAGTTGAAAAGATGCTCGCTGCTGCTGCTGCACAGGTCAAGGCCGGTGTGAGCGCAGAGCTTGCCGACTCCCAAGTCAAGGCTGTTGAAGCCGTTTCTGCAATGTTCAAAGGCATTGCGGATGCAGCCAAGAAGGCGACCAAGGTTGCCGATAACGGTGGAGTGAAAGCGTCGTTTGACGTTGAGAAGGTGAAAAAGGGTCTTGCTGACCTTTCCAGCCGCCAGCGCAACACGTTCTCGTTCTCTATCAAGAGCGTTGCTGACCTTGAGTACCTTGCAAAAGCTACTTCGGAAGGCGACAGCATGACCGGGGACGTTATCGCTCCGCAGGTTGTGCCGGACGTGACCCGCGACCCTGCCCGTCAGGTGTTCGTTGAGAGCATTGCCGACGTGACCCCAAACATGACTTCCGACGCTTTGGCGTATGTTGAAGTCGTGACCGAGAGCGGCGCACCGCTTCCGACTGCCGAGCTTGGCACCATTCCTGAAAAGGACTTTGAGTTCCAAGAGTTCAAGGCTCCCCTCAAGAAAATCACCGTGATGAATAAGCACAGTGTTGAAATCTTGCAGGACGCTCCGCAGCTCGTTGCGGCTATCAAGGGCTGGTTGCAGGAGGACGTTAACATCGTCACCGATCAGCAGCTCTTGACCGGCAACGGCGCTGGCGACAACTTGCAGGGTGTCTTTGGTGTAGCTTCCGTTTTGGACGCTGCTGCCGTTGGCACCAAGCGCGTTGAGTTCGCCAACCTCGCTGACGTGATCCGCATTGCGATCACCAAGGTGGCTGTTTCCGGCAAAGGCAAGTTCATGGCCAACTATGTCTTGCTTAACCCGGAGGATGCCGACGCCCTTGACCTCACCAAGGACGAAAACGGCCAGTACATCTTGCCTCCGTTCAAATCGGCTGACGGTACCACTATCAAGGGTGCTCGCATCATTGAAAACGTCGGTATCACTGCCGGGAAGTTCCTTGTTGGTGACTTCCGCAAGCTCCACGTCGGTACTAAGGGCGGCGTAGAGATTGAAATGACCAACAGCGACGGCACCGACTTCGCCAAGGACATCTTGAGCGTCAAGTTGCGTCGTCGTGTAGCGTCCTATGTCCGTCAGAACGATAACGGCGCGTTCTGGACAGGTGACATCAGTGACGTGATTGATGCGCTTAGCGCGTCCTAGTTCTAGCTCACTATGAGCTTGAAGCTAGAGGTTGGAGCGATCATTGAAAACCACGTCAGACAGTACGCAAAAGTCATCTCCGTCAAAAACGGGGTCTACGGCTTGAGCGACTGGATGACGCGGGACAATGCCGAAAAGGCGACCATTGCAGTCAGACACATCAACGTGTACGGGATGCAATACGCCGGCATCAAGGTCGTTTCAGCAGTCAAGGCTTCCAAGCCTACCGCTAAGTCAGTGCCGTCTGACAAAGCCGGCAAACCAACTGCCGCAAAGACTGCGAAGCCTAAGACGGAGAAATCCGGCAAGGGCAAGGCTACTAAAGCCGCCAAGGGCAAGACTGCGAAGTCTGCCGACAGCAAGGGCAGCAAGTAGCCGATGCAAGGGGTATAATCTCTTTGTAGGGGCGGTCAGCGTTTCCTCCGCTGGCCACCCCAATCAAGGAAAATTATGAGCAACAAACCATACACAACTAAAGAAGCGGTCGCAAATTACTTGGGCGTGACAATCTCAAGCGATTTGGACGCTCAAATTGCGGAGTGGATTTTGGCCATGAGCAGGTACGCGGACAACATCAGCAACCGCGTGCTTTTTGATGACGTGGAGCAAACTTTCAAGTACGACGGGGACGGTTCCGACTTGCTTGTCATCAAGGACTGCGTTGACATCTCGGAGGTCACAGTTGACGGCGCCGCCGTCTCGGTTCTTGAATACCCGGCAAACAAGAAGTACACCAGCCGCATCGTTCTTGATGACGGCCGCAGGTTCACCCGTGGCCGTCAGAACGTCACGGTCAAGGCCAAAATGGCCATGTCCAAGACATTGCAGCCGGACGTTAAACAAGCCGTCACCGTGCTCGTAGCGGGCATTTATAACGCACGCAACGCGCAGGGAAAGGTCGGGACGACTGAAACGATCGGCAATTATTCAGTCACTTACCGCGAAGCGAGCCAAAAGACGGACTTTGAAACAGCAAAGACAGTCCTGTCCAGCTACCGCCGCATCGCATTGTAGAGCTTATGCCGTCCTTTTCCGCATTACTCATCCACACCTGCGACATCCAAGCCAAGACACTCAACACGTCGGGCTATGAGCAGGTTGCTGCATGGGCAAACGTAGCCGCCGGAGTTTCCTGTCGCCATGACTATGACGGCAGTGTTTCTATTTCCGACACGGAGCTGCGCGAAAACAAGGATGACGACGTTTTCTTTTTCAACGCCGATGCTTCGGTGTCGGAAGGCAACAGGATCGTCCACGACGGCAAAACCTATGACGTGATAAAGGTGCGGAAGCTGTACGACAGCGCTGTTTTGCATCACCTTGAAGTCGTCGGCCGGTTCGTCACAACCAGCTAACATGAGCCTCAAAGCAGTAGTTCAATTCCTCAACGGCACGGACGTGCTTGAGGGCAATGTCGCCAACTTCGTGAAAAGAGCCGTGGACAAGTCCACGAAAATCATGGAGCGAAACGTCAAGGTGAACACCCCCGTCAAGGAGGGTCACTTGAAGCGGTCAATCCGCAGCCGCATGACCGGCGACTTTTCCGGCGAGGTGTACAACGAGGCGGTTGAAGGCGGCAAGCAGATTGACTACGCCGTGCACGTTGAATACGGCAC